AGACAAGAAAATTCATGCTTCGTGGGAAAGACGGAAAGCCTTTTGTAATTGAAGCACAAAATTTAAAAGAAGTTTATAAAATAATCAATAACCAATCTTAAAATGACTGAATATGTTGGTCGCAAAATTGCGGTCGGTATCGCTAGGGAAGCTGTGAGAGGAACAGCTGAAGCAACACCTGAATTCTGGTTGAGAATACTTGCACAAAATCACAAAGACAAAGTTGAGTATTTACATTCTCAAGGTGCAACCGGAACGATCATTGAAAATTCATCTGCTGAAGTTGACAAACAATGGGGCGAAGGTGGATTCGATGCTGAAATTGATGCTGAATCAATTGGTTTATTGATGCTTTCTTTAATGGGAGATGTCGATTCTGCGGCTTCTGGAGATGGTTATTTACACACTTTTGATCTTGATGAAACAAGTGCTGAACATCAATCATTGACGATCTTTACAACAGAGCCGGGAAGGGATGTTGTATATCCATTGGCTTGCTTGAACACTTTGAGTTTCAATTTTGAAAGAGGAAAGATTTTAGATTTCTCTGCTTCCTTCTTGTCACAGACTGGAGCTGCTTCAAGTCAAACTGCGGCTTTCACAGAGCAAAAACATTTCAGACCAAAAGATTTCCACTTCTATTTAGCTGATGATATTGCAGGACTAGAAGCGGCACAGGAAGTTTTCTTGAAAACAATGTCACTTGAATTTAACAAGAATCTTGAACCTGATGATGTACTCGGACTTGAATCACCACGCAATTTCTTGAATAAAACTTTCTCTACAACTGCATCAATCAATCTGTTATATGAGGATGATACATACAGAACATATTTCAAAGCAGGGACTCCAAAGGCAATGAGAATAAAGATTTTAAATCCGAACCATATTATTACTGCGGCAATTGCGGCAACAGGATCATTCACAGTTGTTGATTACTCTAATCTGTCAGAAAAAACGGTTACAGTAGGAACTACAACTTTGACAGAAGGAACAGACTTTGATGCGGAAACAAGCAACGAGGTGACGGCTACCAACTTGGCGGCTGCGATCAATGAGTTGGCTAACGTCAATGCGGTTGCTGATGGTGCTGATGTGGATGTCACAGCAGCAACAGCAGGGGTTGCAGGAAACAGTATTGCTACAACAACAAATGGAGGTTCTGATCTTACTGCGGCTGCGGCAACTCTATTGAATGGAGCTGATACGGTGAATGATTATATTGTGTTCGATTTTGCAAGAGTTTACTTCTCTGAATATGATGAAGGCAACGGCAGAGATGATTTAAAATCAATGGATATTACATTGTCATTCGCTACCAATCCAGAGGAGGTAGATATTCCATTCGGACAAGTTAGAATCTTGAATGAAACAAAATCATATACAGCTTAACAGTATTTATATAACCACATAAACAATGCCAAGTATTAACGACGGTCGGAAAATAATAAAAACAACAATCCCTTCAATACCCGGAAGTGAGGTTGAGTTGTGGGATTCTTTGACGGTTGGTGATAGTGAACGAATACAAGCCATTGAAGGCGATACAGCCAAAGGTATAGCCACAATGACTTGCCTGATTAAATCTTGGAATCTTGATGAGCCTTGCACCGAAGAAAATGTAAAGAAACTCACTCCAAGTGATTTTGAAGCGTTGATTATGGCGACAGGATTAGCAGATCAATTGAAAAAGAAACAGGAAGATATTGAGGATGATCAAGTAGAAAAAAAAACGCTTTAATCAGGGGCTTTAATGGGATTGAATCAAACTCTTTGGCAACAAAGGTTGCGTTGTGCTACTTAATGAGATGGACTGAACACGAGTATAACAGTCAAAGACCGGAATTCATAAATGCTCTATGGGAGTTTGTAGATTGGAAAGCTAAAAAAGAATCTAAAAAATAAACTATGGCTGATCAAAAATTGAGTATAATTGTTTCCGTAATTGATAAATTTTCAAAAGGGTTTTCGGATCTTGAGAGTAAGCTGAAAAAGAATCAAGATACTTTTAAAACAATGGCAAAGGCAGGATCTATTGCTTTTGCAGGTATTACTGCGGCAATAGGCTTGTCAATCAGAGAAGCAGGTAAAGCGGAAACAGCACAGGTTAGACTGGCTCAAATACTCAAGAATACAAATAATGCTAGTCAGGAACAAATTGACGTTCTTTTAAATCAAGCTGATGCACTTGAAAAAGTTGGTGTTGTTTCTGGTGAGGCAATCAATATAGCACAAGGAACTCTTGCAACCTTTGATCTCCAGACGGATTCTATCGAAAAATTGATACCTGCTTTTTTGAATATGGCGGTTGCAGAAAAGGGAGTGAACGTTACGACCGATGATATGATAGGGCTTGCAAATGGACTGGGAAAAGTTTTGCAAGGACAGGTTGGGGCTTTGTCTAGGCAGGGTTTTGTTTTTGATGAAGTGACTGCAAAAATCTTAAAAAATGGAACTGAAACTGAAAAAATAACAGCTTTAACTAAAATTTTAAATTCGACTTACGATGGAATGAATGAAACGATGAGAAAAACAACAGCTGGAGGTATGGTTGGGCTTCAAATGTCGTTCGGTAAATTAACCGAAAACATTGGCAAGGCTTTTATTCCAGTTCTAAACAAAGTTGTTGATGCTTTAATTCCTGTTATAGACAAAATGACGAAGTGGGCTGATGAGAATCCTAAACTTGTTTCAGCTATCGCTGGGGTTGCTCTAGTGATTGCTGGACTTGTCGCTGTTATTGGAACTCTTGGTATTGTAATTATCCCTTTGAAAGCAGGTCTAGCTGGATTGGGAATTGCTTTTGCTATTGCAAAATCTGCTGTTTTTGGGCTTTCAACAGCTTTGACATTTTTAGCCGCCAATCCTATTGTTTTAGTTATAGCCGCAATCGCCGCACTCGTGGCTGGTTTAATATGGCTCTGGAAGAATAGCGAACAGGTCAATCAATATATCTCTGCGAGTTTGCAGGTGCTTGCTGATTTCTTTATAGGAATTTGGGAAACTATTAAGCAAACCTTTATAGACAACTGGAACGCAATCGCTGAATTTTTTGCTGAAATTTGGACTGCAATTACCGAACCTTTTATTGTTGGGCTAAATTTTATAAGCAATTTATGGACAATAGTTTGGACAAATGCAAGTTTGCTGTTTACTACTGTTTGGGAAGCAATGAAGGCAGGAGGCACAGCGGCTATTGATTGGTTTGTTGCATTATTCGGAGCGGCTGTTGATAAGATTGGAGCGGCTTTCGGTGCTATATGGGAAGGTGCAAAAGGCGTGATGCTTGGGATTTTCGAGTCAATAAAGGGGGCAATCGTTAGCGTGTTAAATTGGATTATAGAAAAAATGAACGCTTTGATAAGTAAATTTAACTCGCTTGTAATCGGAGGCATCAATAAATTGCCCGGAGTAGAATTAAAAGAGATGCCAAAGATTCCACTATTAGCTGAAGGTGGAATAGTCACAAGACCAACACTTGCAATGATTGGCGAAGGTGGAGAGCCGGAGGCGGTCATCCCTTTATCAAAGATGAATCAGGGTCGATCAATTATCATTAACATCTCCGGCAACACTTTACTTGACGAAAGAGCAGGTGCAAAAATTGGCGATATGATTATTAAGAAATTAAGACCGAACGCATCGTTCTGATAATACAACAAAATGGATTTAAAAATCGAAATTGAAGGGATAGATCGCACAAGTCTAATTCAAAAAGATGGCTTTTCAATTGAGATGAATAAAACTAGCCAAGTTGATAGTTGTGATTTTATCTATAAGAAATATGGAAGCCTTACGTGGACACCGCAAAGAGAGGAAGAAATAGTAGTGACAGATATGGATACAAGCACAGTCTTATTTGGCGGAAGGCTCGTTGATATTGATTTGAGTTTAGATGTGAATGGCGTTGTGACTTATAAGGTAAAGTGCATTGATTACACGCACGATTTGAACGATGAGTTGTTGGCTAAAACATACGAGGGAAATACTATCCATGAAATAATTGATGACTTTTTGCCTGATGGATTTACCTCTATAAATGTTGATTGCGACATAGTGATTGAACGAATCCAATTTAACTACACAAGAAAAGATGATGTTATGCGTGATCTTGCTGAATTAGTTGGATATGATTGGTATATTGATTATCAGAAAGATGTTCACTTTTTTGCTAAAGAAGAAATTGAAGCACCGTTTGATATAGACGAATCCGCAGGGAATCTTATAGCCGGGACTTTGCAAGTTTCAAAAGAGAATTCAGGATTGAAAAATGCAATCATTGTTAAAGGTGGGGAATATGTTGGACTATCAAGAACAGAGGCTTTTGTTGCAGATGGTGAGCAAACTCAATTCACGCTTGCAAATAAGTTTTCGGAATTGCCTACTGTGCTTGTTGATAGCGTTCCGCAAGTCGTTGGAGTTTCTTATCTTAATCAGATTGGCGATACCTTTGATTGCTTATGGAGTTTTCAAGAAAAGTATATTGATTTTGGGGAAACGCCTCTGGTTGCAGATTCGGTAATTAGCGTGACTGGACTTCCTCTAATCCCTTTGATAATTAAAAAGAATGATCGCAATTCGATCAGAACATACGGAATTAAAGAGTTTTTAATAAATGACGTTACTTTAAAAGATCCGGAAACAGCTAAAAAGAGGGCTATTGCAGAGCTTACGGCATATAAGGACGGAATCGCAGAGGGTAGCTTTATGACTTACACAGACGGATTACAGGCAGGGCAAACAATCCATATTACAGCACCTTCAATGGATGTTGATGAGGATTTTATAATCAATTCGGTTCAAATGGAAAGATTTGGAAGCAACAAAATGCTTTATAATGTAGATATTGTTTCGCAAAAGACTATGGGGATTATAGAATTTTTACAATTTCTATTGAGGAAACCTGATAAAACAATAGCGGTAAATAAACAGGAATCACTTACAATCATTCGCGAGGTTATGGAAGAAAGAAGTGTTGAGGAGAATTTACGAAAAGATCCGTTTACGATAGACTGGGTTTGGGGGTATTATTATCCTACAAGCAGTCTTGATACGAAAAGGATGGGGCGTTGGGATCGCAATTTACCTTGGGCTTAATCAAAACAACATGAAACAAAACACTAAAATCAGAAGGAAAGGGATTGTAAAAGCAACCTGCTATGATCAGAGGTCTTTGAATATTGTTCAAAAGATGTTCAACAAATGTGTGTTATTTTTCGGATTAGACAAAGCGAAATACTACATCAAAGGAACTCCAAAGTGGCAAACTGAAAGTCATAATATTATTAGCAATGCAGGTCACGAGGTATTGAATAAAATCCTTGCTGGTGAATATGCCGGAGCAGGATTTTTAAACTATCAAGCACTAGGAACAGGAGTTGCGGTCACTCCTGCGGCAACCGATACAACACTCGACACAGAGGTCTATCGAAACGAAACAGCAAGCACAAGCGTTTCAGGTGAAGAATTAAATGTAGTCGCTTATTATACTGAATCGGAAATTGATGGGACATTTACAGAGTTCGGTAATTTTATTGATGGGACTGCAACAACAGATTCTGGATATTTATGGACACACCACGTTCCTGATACCGCGTGGGTAAAGACTTTATTTGATCTGTTAGTTATTGAAATAACATATACGTCAACCAGCACAGAACTATGACAATGAAAGACATAAAACAAGCGATTGAAGCTAGGCAAGAGTTGGCTGAAATTAAATCTGTTAAAACTAAAAGAGAAAAGAAAATTTTGGCTTTATTAAAAGAGATTAAAAAAGACAACGAGGAAACAAAACAGAAAATTGAAACAATAAAGGCTCAACAACTTGAGGCTAAAAAAATATCAATTAAAAAAACTTAAATATGGCAATGAATTCAAGTCCGGTTGAAGCCGGCGATACAATGGATCACACAACAATGAATGAATTTCGACAGGATGTTTTAACTCAAGTCGGCGAATATGTAGTTTCAACTGGCTCTGCAAACGCCTATATTCTTACAATTGATGATAACGATGATGCGGATCATTGCTCGCAGATCACGGCTATCGCCGAAGGTCATAAATTCTATTTCAAAGCGAACTTCACAAACACAGGAGCTTGCACTT